TGCTGGTAATCGCACCTACACAGGTCATGTACTCGCTGAAATTCCGACGTTCAACGGCGGAATCTCTCATCCTCTTTCTCGCTCCCAACTGCTCGGTTATTCCGAGGTTTCCGACGTGTTGTCACGCGTCGCGTTGGGTGGAACTGCGATCGCTAGGTGTAAACCTGCGAAACCAGAAGCGAGCCTGTTTGTCACTGCGGTCGAGCTTTACCGGGAAGGAATTCCCGGGACACTCGGCCACTTCCGTGACATCCAGGAGCGGGCAGACTACTTTCGTGGTCTGGGTAAGAGCTACCTCAACTTAGAGTTCGGGTGGAAACCGTTCATCGCTGATGTTCGGAAAGCCACCGGAGCCTTCCTGAATCAAGAGAAGATCCTCGCGGATCTCTCGAAGAACTCAGGCAGACCTCTAAGGAGAGCGTACCGGTTCCCCACAACTACCACTTCAGAAACGTTCATACGGGATAACATCAACCCGTGGCCGAATCTGTTGTGCGTGGGACAAACCGGCGGGCGCACCGTCATCGATTCCCGATCCAAGAGAACTTGGTTTGCTGGTGAATTCCAGTATCGGATCCCGCCCATGACAGGGCCGGGATTGCTCATGAATAAGGCTCGATACCTTTATGGTGTCGACCCGACTCCTGAGCAGCTTTGGAACGCTGCGCCGTGGACTTGGTTGGCTGACTGGGTGGCGAATACGGGAGACGTAGTCTCCAATATTCAAAGCATCAACTCAGACGACCTGGTGATGAGATACGGATACCTCATGCAGGAATCCCGATTCGTCCGAGAAACGACCCATCATGGGACGTACTCGGTGGGAGCCGGAACTAAGCTCCCAGACGCGATCCGCGGAAAAGTGACGATCAGTCACAAGACGCGAATTGGCGCATCACCCTACGGGTTTGGCGTAACCTGGGACGGATTCTCTCCGAAACAGATCGCCATCCTGGCTGCACTTGGGATCACAAAGCTGTGATCCATGAACCGTGCAGCTGACAACTTCATACACAACTGGCGGTACGAAGCCGTCATACACACAGGCTAAGAAGCCTGAGAGAGAGATGCCATGTTCACTGAACCCATCGTGCTCACGGTCGGAGGCTCTGCGAAGAGCCTCAACCGAACCGGGACGAACGACGTCGGCAGCAAGTACTCCACTGCTGACACCGCTCACCGGGTCACGATCAACCACGAGACCACCAAGACTCGGAGCCGGCACGTGATCCGTGTCGACTTCGACAGTCTGGTCGCCAACCCGCTCATCAGCGGGCAGCAGGTCCCTCTGTCGATGTCGTGCTGGTTGGCAATCAACACCAACAAGGGCTACGACACCGCAACTGCGAAGGCCGTCGTGGACGCGCTCGTCGCGTTCCTCACCGCATCCAGCGGCGCGAACGTGACGAAGCTCCTCGGTGGCGAGTCCTGATCGGACTCGTCTAGAGGTGCAACGAAGGGTGCAGTTTTCCACTCAGTGACTTGGCTCTGGATCTTTGGCCACGAACTCCCCTCGGAAGGAGGGTCCGTGACTGAGATGAAAAGCCTCATGTCTCTCTGGAAGGTTCTCGCTCAAGATATGGGCGAGAGATGTGCCGTCGACACCACGAAGGACTATGAAACGGTCCTTCGTCGTTTTGAAAACGAGGGATTAGAGGTTCTTACTCTAATCCTGCCGGCTTTCGGAAAATCCATCGAGAGATGGATCGAAGAAGGTCGGATCGATCCCAATCCTGTACCTGGTTTCAAGTACAGGGCAGGAGCCCCCGTGTTATTCAGGGGACTCCTTGGACTCGTTTTCGACGAGAATGGCGTCGTTCGGGATGATGCTTCTGCTGATGCAGTTCTGGCGCTTCGCCAGCTCTGTGGTCAGTACGGAAAGATGAAGATCCTTTCTTCAAAGGAGAGGATGGAGTCTGCCCTGGAGCAGTATCTCGAGACCGATCATGAAGTCGACCAGTGGGAGCGCGAATGGACGCCGGATGGAGATCCAGCGTTTTCTCGTGTTTCTCGCCTACTGTTTGCTCGGGTATTCACTGAGTGTAACCAGCTTATCGCTGACTACGCACTCAGACCCAAGCATGGACCGGGATCGACAGCGGATGGACTACGCGGAAACGCTAAGTTTCTGCAGGGAGTATGGCCCCAGCGATTGGAGCCGTACTTTCCGTCCTCCGACTATCTCATCCCAAACGCGAGGTATTACTCACACCTCGAGTCCGTCGACGACGTGGAACCTGAGAACGAGCTACCCGTAAAGGTTACGCTCGTTCCCAAGACACAGAAGACACCGCGTGTTATCGCGATGGAGCCAACCTGCATGCAGTACGCACAGCAGGCAATCTCCCGTGAGTTGACTGAACTCATTGAGAACGATGACGTCCTCCAGAGGATTGTCAGATTCCGCGATCAGGTACCGAATCAGGTCCTGGCACGGCAGGGGTCCCTCACCGGGACTCTTGCAACACTCGACCTTTCTGAGGCGAGTGATCGTGTTTCGAACAAACTTGTTGAGCATATGCTCAGCAACTGGTCGCACCTCTCTGGTGCAGTCCAGGCCTGTCGTACTACACAGGCGACTGTTCGCCTCGCGAGCGGCAAAGTTGTACACCGCATCGCGAAGTTTGCGTCCATGGGTTCCGCTCTGTGCTTCCCGGTGGAGGCCATCGTGTTCACCACGATAGTCTTTGTCGGGATTGAGAGAGCACTCGGTAGACGCCTCCAGTGGAGGGACATAGAGTCCCTTGCTGGCCAGGTGGCGGTCTACGGAGACGATATCATCGTCCCCGTCGACTATGTCGGATCGGTTATTCATGAGCTTGAGGCCTTCGGGTTTCGAGTCAATGAGCACAAGTCTTTCTGGAACGGAAAGTTCCGAGAGAGTTGCGGCAAGGACTACTTTGCTGGAGTTGACGTATCGTACGTCAAGTTCCGGCGCGAGTGGCCTTCTAACCGACGCAACGTGAAGGAAGTCGTCTCTCTGGTTAGTTTCTTTAACCAGGCCAAAGAGGCGGGCTACACTCATACTTGCGACTGGCTCCGCGAGGAGTTAGTCAAGCTCCTTTGGGTCTTCCCGAAGGTGCACAAGCAGAGTGGCTTCCTAGGTGAGCATGTCGAAAGGATCGAAGAGATCCAGATCGACGGTTGGGACGACGACTATCAGGTACCTGAAGTTCGGGCCTGGTCGGTCAAAACGCACCAACCAGTGAACGTCATCGACGACCACTATGCACTCCTTAAGTACTTCTTGAAGGATGGCGATGAGCCATTCGACGAGGGGCACTTAGAACGGAGCGGACGTTCCTCAAGCGTCAGCATCATCTTGAGGAAAGG